ATAATAGACGATGCCATTGAAGATGGCTATACATTTATGATACTTGAGCCAAAAGAAGTTTTTGAAGAATCAGTCAAAGAATTCGATTTAGAAAAAGAGCGACTGGTATACAATGTGGATGCCCTTTTAGAATGCTTAAGAAAAGCTTATGATTGGGACCCGGTTATGGCGCTAGAGTGGTTTGATTATAATATTTTTGATCTAACATTCATACCAGATGGTCCAATTTTTTATGATGAATTTGAAGAAAAATACTTGACATTATAGTCAAACCATGTTAGATTGATATTACACAACTAGGAGAACTTATGTCAAATAAAATGTTTCGTATCGCCCATGTGAGCGATACCCACATCCGCAATCTTAAATATCATGACGAATATCGCCATGTCTTTAAGGAAATATACGACTCTTTAAAACAAGAGCAGCCAGATTATATCGTACACACTGGCGACCTTGCTCACACAAAGACGCAACTCTCACCAGAATACTTCGAGATGGCGTCAAACTTTCTCAAGTCTTTAGCAGATATTGCACCGACCATCATGATTCTTGGAAACCACGACGGCAACCTTAAGAATGGAGACCGTCAAGACGCTGTTACTCCAATCGCCGCAGCGTTGCAACATCCAAATTTTACCCTTCTTAAGAACTCCGGAGAGTTCTCTCCGGAAGACGGACTTACTTTCAATGTCTTATCTGTTTTCGATAGAGACAATTGGCAACCACCATCTAGCAATTCTTCAATAAATATTGCTCTCTACCATGGGGCCATTCAGGGATGCCAAGTAGGTTCGGGGTTCTCATTAGACCATGGAGAGGATGACTTGAGGATATTTAGCAAGTTTGATTATGCAATGTTGGGAGATATCCATAGACTTCAACATCTAGATGTTGCGCAACGCATTTGGTATTCAGGCTCAACAGTTCAACAAAACTTCGGAGAAAGTGAACTAAAGGGGTATCTAATATGGAACATACACTCAAAAGAAAAGCATAATGTTGAAAAGAGACTGTTCCGCTCTCCCCGTCCATTCATTACCATTGAAATAAACAAGGATGGCACCTTACCAAACTCTAATGTTCCAAATGGTTCGCGCTTAAGGATTATATCCAAATACAACCTTCCAGTTGCAAAATTAAAGAGAGCATGTGACTATGCCCAAGTTAAATGGAAGCCATACACTGTTAGCTTTGTTAACAAAACATCTCAAGGAATAAAAAACCCATCAGGCGATTCTATCGGCAAGTCCATTAATATGAGAGACGAAAAGAATCAAGAAAAGTTTCTCATTGAATTTTTAAAAACTAAAGAGGTGGAGCAAGAAGTCAAAGATAGAGTGTTGGAGCTATCCCGACACTATCTAAAGAAAGTTGTCGGAAGTGGAGAGGTATCTCGAAACGTTCTTTGGGATATTAGGAAAATGACTTGGAACAACCTATTTAATTACGGAAAGGGAAATTCTATTGATTTCAGCAAACTAAATGGTCTTGTTGGTATCTTCGGAAAAAACTATTCAGGTAAGTCGTCTATCATCGATGCTGCCTTGTTTGGCCTTTTTAATACGACATCCAAAGGAGAAAGAAAGAATGTCCATATCATCAATCAAAACAAAGAAAGAGCTATTTGTAACCTCGAGATCGCTGTCGGCGATGATGTTTATAAAATTACTCGAAGCCTCGAAAAAACAACCGGAAAGTCTAAAGGCAGAGAAGTCCAGTCGGCGAAAACTGAGCTAGACTTTAAAAAACTAACATTTGGGACGAGAACAGAGTCAAAGAATGGAGACACTAGAAACAAGACGGATGAGAATATTCGGAAAACATTCGGCACTCTAGAGGACTTTATGATGACATCTCTCTCATCTCAAAATGACTCGTTTGGTTTTATCAATGAAGGTTCAACAAAAAGAAAAGAGATACTCGCTAAGTTTTTAGATCTGCAAATATTTGATCAAATGCACAAATTAGCAAAAGCAGATTCATCAGAAATGAGAGGAGTCATCAAGCACCTTAACTCTGTTGACTGGAGTAAGAAATTATCTAGAGCAAAAGCAGAGTTTGAAGAAATAGTTGAAGACATAAGAGAACAACAGACCTTATGTAGCAAGCACTCATCTAGACTTCAAGATCTCTTGAGTGAGCAGAATCTCATAAGAGATCAAGTCGAAGCCGCTTCGCAGAGAGAAATAGACATCGATAGTGTAAATACACTATTGTCAAAGCACCAGAAAGACCTCTCTAGTAACTCTCGAGAGATAGATAGGTTATCCACAGAGATCGCCTCTAAACGTTCTAAGATCAAAGATTTGAGCTTTAGACTGCCAAGTTTGCTCGAAGAATCAACTAGGGCAAAAGAAGAACTGCAATCATTAGAGATACTCAAGGAGCAAATAAACAAGACTCACAAAGATGTTGAGAAGTCCAAAAGAGAGAGAGCTAGACTTCAATCCAAGATTGACATGTTACACGACCATGAGTATGACCCAGATTGTAGCTTTTGTAGTAACAATGAGTTCGTCAAGAAAGCAGAAGAGGCAAAGGTCACGATTGTAGATGTTACTCAGAACATAGAAAATCTTAACTCTCAAATGTTGGACTTGAAGATGAAAGCATCGATTTTCAACGAAGTTTATTCGCTAGCAGTCGTTAGGGACTATGAAGCCCAACGAGGTACACTAGCAAGAGAACAATCTCAAGTTCGCAATATGTCCCTACAGCGGGAAAATTGCGAAGGAAAAGTGTCACTGTTGACTCGTCGCATTGAAGATTGCAAGGCTGATATTTTATACTATAACGACAATATCGAAGCCTATGAAAATCTAACTTCACTAAGGAGAGATCTTCAAGCTATCAATAAGACCATATCAATAAAGGGAAGTGAAATAAAAAGATGTGAGTCAAAAGTTCTAGAGTTCATGTCCGAGAAGGGGTCGACAAAGAGAACGATAGAGGAAGCCAGTGAGCGTATCCACCAAGTAAAAATTGCTGAGCGTGACTATATTGCTTATGATGTATTTGTCCAAGCTTCTCATCCAAACGGTATTTCATACGAAGTAATCAAATCTATGATGCCAGTTATCAATGAAGAGATACAAAAAATATTGTCAAGCATTGTCGACTTTCAAGTATTTTTTGACAACGATGGAGATAGGTTAGAAGTCTATCTACAGCACCCGAAATATGACCCAAGACCACTCTCAATGGGTTCGGGTGCTGAAAAGACCATTGCATCTATGGCTATTCGTTTAGCACTCATATCAGTATCGTCTCTGCCGAAGCCTAACGTTTTCGTGCTTGACGAGCCAGCAACTGCGCTTGACGCGGACCACATGGAAGGCTTTACTAGATTATTGCAAATGATCAAGGCACAATTCAAAACTGTACTATTGATAACTCACCTAGAAACACTCAAAGATGTTGTCGATAAGACGATTGAAATTGATAGAGTTGATGGGTATGCATATGTCAATTTGTAAAAACATTGACTATTTAGGACATTCTTTTGGAGGGATTTGTTATGGAAAATAAAGAAAAAGGGCTCCTCGACGCTCTTCAGGAGAAACTTATCTCTCGTAAACTTCTAGTGTTCGCAGTTGCAACAGCATTGATGTACTTCTCGGACTTGACTTCTGAGACGTGGGGCATGATCGCGATAACTTATATCGGTGGCCAAACCGCTATAGATTTCGCGACAGTATGGAGGAACGGATGATGTGGGATTGGATTAAAGATAAGTGGGAACTTATTGCATCTGGGCTTGTTGTCCTATTCGTCTTTGTTATAGGAAGAAGGAGCAAGCAGAACCAAGTGGAACTCGCCGAAGCAACTCTGGACCTTAAAGAGAAAGAGGTGGCAGTGGAGAAAGAACTATCAGCTGAAGAGAAGCTAGCCTTAGCTATAACGCATCAGAAATATGTCAACGCTCGAATCTCCCTCCGAAAGCTTCATCGCACTTCAACATCTGAACTGGAGCGAGAAACTATTAATAGAAAAATGGACCTTCTCGAGATATCAAAAGACAATCCGGAAGAGATTGATCGCATTTTATTAAAAGAATTTAACATAAGTATTGTGGAGAACAACCGATGAGAGTAAAAATTTTAAAAAACAAAAAACAAATCACTGAACGTTGGAAAATGGGAAGCCAGTCGTCCACACAATATATTTTAGAAGATCTATTCAACCCAGCTTCTAAAAATAATATTTTCAACAAGAAATTGATTTTCTATGATTTGGAGACAAACGGCTTTGGTGATGCGGCATATGTTCATCAAATTGCTGCTTTAGAATTTGATTTGGGTAAAATATTTAAAAAACACCAATCTGGAGAGAGTGTGTCCGATGACATCAAGAGCCTAAAGGCTACCGGTGGAATAATTGTGAAAGCCTTGTTTAATGAGGAGGACTTTGCTGACAAAGATGCAAAAACAAGAAAAGCACGTGCTAGATTTTACAATATAAACTTTAAGAACCGTGGAAACAAAGACCCAGTCCCATTTAGCATCGGCAATTCTTTGATAAAAAAGCCGAGAGGTGGCGTCCGGTTTGATTATGATCCAAAAAACAAAGAAGCAGAAGTCATAATTGGCTGCACGCTCTGCCTGACGGATAGTGCTTGGGTGGCAAACAGTAAGAAAATATCAGATGTACTAAACGGCCACAAGAAAATCAAAACAGAATTCGACCCGATCACGGAAAAACTAATAGAATATTGCCTAGATAAATCTACGTCTTTCTCTGATGAATCACCAGACGGCGAAAGGAGTTTCCGAATCAAGCGACCATGGAAAACAAATCTTACAATGCCAACAGACCAGCTGGAGTTATTCTTCTCAAAACTATTTGAGCTGTTTTCTACTCTTTCCACTTCGCCCTACACGTTCACCAAAAAAAGAGGCGGCCCAGCAATGCAAACTCTGACCAAAAACTTAAAGAGCTCGTGGGCATGGTCAAAAAATACCGCCTTTGCGTTTACTTATGCTGAAAATAAAAACTTTACAGAATACGATGAATTTCCTCTCGAAAGATACCGCGATGGATATGGATATGACGAAGAAGACCCGCGACCGAATGAAAGAGAAGGTATTTTAAAATTTCTAAATTACCTAAAAGGGTTGGGTAAGAATAGTTACATCTTGATAGGTCACAACATCAAAGCATTTGATAATAGCGTTATAAATCAGCGATCAAAACTACATCGAATACCGGCTACTTTAAGAAATTATTTTCAAGACTCAGAAGCTTTAGACTCTTTGAATTTATTAAATATATATACCAAGCAAATGTCTTGGTTCAGCAAGAATGCCGAGACGCTGTTGGGCGATCTAACCGCCACTCAACAAACCATGGATGTGTCAAATGAAAGTAGTCGCAAGGTAAAAGAAATTACAAAGATGCACAAAAGAGTTAAATCAAAATTAGATGGCATGCTAAAGGTTTTTGAAGAAACCCAAGACAAAAAGCAAACGCACACCGCAGATGATGACTGTGAAGACTTGGCTCGTGTTCTATCTTTAGCGGTAATTGACATGCTCTCAATGGCCAAAGCGTTCAGTGATATCGCGCGAAATCCCCTTCCAAATCCTAACCTATCTCAACTGCCAACATACGAACCTGAGAGGAAAACTCCTTCTAAAATTGCACCGACGGTTAAAACAAAGTTCAAAAATGATCTCAAACAGTTGGACATCGTAGACTTGTCTTGGGCCAAGGATAAGTTTGGAAAAGATAATGATAAGGATACACTTGATAGAGTTAGTACACTATTTTCTGCTTGGATTTCTAAAGACTACTCTGTGAAAAATCCGAAACTCAGCAGCGAACAAGTGATGCACGAACTGTTAAATTTTAAGACTGGTACTGATACAAAGAGGGCTTACGAAGCCTGGCTCGAAACTCTTGAAGATGATCCCGAAATTGGAACACTTACTCCCCAACCTACACAAACGCAGTTTGATTTTGGTATAAGTGAAGACATTTCCAACAGATGGAAGAGGATGCTTAAGTGATATTGCTTTTAGCTTCGCTAGTTTCTGCAGAGCCTCTGATGGCATCATTAGGCGAAGGCGAAACGGCTCCTTTTGCTGGTAGATTATTCAATGATGAAGCAGTAGCTTCAATAATAGCAGGAAAAGAGTTTGCAGAGCAACAATGTGAGATCCAAATGTCTTTAGACTATTCTCTTCAATTAGCGGAAAAACAACTAGCAATTGACTATTTAGGCATTGAAAAGGAAACTTTGCAAAAGAAGCATGAAGCTTTGATTGAAATCCGAGACGAGGAGATTCGGTCTTTGCGAAAGCATATAAACCCCAAGAGATCCATGTGGATTTTCTTTGGTGGCTTTACACTTGGAACCGCTTCTTCTCTTGCAACCTACTATGCTGTTAATAAAATCGCGGAGAATTGATGAGCAATAAAGATCCAAACTATGCTGTAAAGGTTGAAAAAGCCATCGCAGAGAAATACGGTAAAGAAACTGTAATGAATCCCAAGTCAGAATGGGATGATGATAAGGAAAAAGAGTATCTAGCTGAGCTAAAAAACAACTATCGCAACGATAAATTGGAAAGCGAAAGAGTTCTGCTTGGTGGCGTTTTAATCTCACAAGAACTACTTAATAGGGAATCCGAGCGTTCATGTCCGACTTGCAACACCTATTCATTTAAATCCGTCGATGATCTTTACATGACGAAATTTGAATGTTGCTACAAGTGTTACATTCAGTGGATAGAAGGTCGGGAAGAAAGATGGAAAAAAGGTTGGAGACCAAACAAATGAAACTTACAAAACAAACATTAAAAAGAATTATCAAAGAAGAACTGAACGCAGTGTTGAGTGAAGACTTCAGCGACCCTTCCGATCCTCGCAATTGGGGGGAGACGATTGAAACGATGAATTTGGATTCTCTAGAGCAACTAAGAGACATCATGTCGGAAGACGACCCTGATTTACCAGAGGTCATGAGACGAATTGGGGAGCTGGAAACTTATGCAGACCCAACGCAAACTCCAGGAATGGACGATAGATACTAAGGAAAAACAAACAAATGAGCAAAGAAACATTAGAAATTATACAGGGACTTTCCCAAGCAGCAGCCAACGCTTACGATGGAGGCCACATGGAAAACTATTCTCTAGATGGACAAGTTCGCAAAGTCGGACTAAAGAGGGAAGAAGGAATTCCTCTTCTCGATAGAAGAGTGAATGACGGCTTCAAGGTCAAGTTCTACGGAGACTCAATGATTATTAACTATCAATCTGATGTTATGATGAAAGAGCTCAAGGACAACGGTTTTGAAAATGATATCATGCGAACCATCAATGAAGTCAAAAAGTTCTTACAAAAAGAATACAAGACAATCACTGGTAAGTCCGTTTCATTGACAGCCAAAGGCGAGCCTCAAGTAATAGTTCAGACAACTTCAAATGTCCGCACATTCGTTCAAGCTTACCAGCATTACAAGATTGGTGGCCTCCAGATGGATCAAATCCTTGAGCCCTCTGGTGATACTACTCGAGATGTTACAAAGAAATTTCTTGAGTTCGCAAAAGCAAAGCGACCACAGAATGAAAAAATAAACCCGAAGGATAATCAGAAATGAAACTCACAAAAGAAACATTAAAGCAAATTATCAAAGAAGAACTTCAGAGTGCTATCAAAGAATCTGAATTTAAGTCTGCACCATTTGCAGCAAAAGTTCATCACGAAAAACATAAGACAGACATCGATCCATTGGTCGACAAATATCAAACCGATCATGACTACTCAGCCCCTCAATATCTTGATGATATCATGGCTGTTGCACCACAACTTACACGAGAGCAGGCAATCGCAATCGCAGAATTGTTCTCTTCTGAAGTGGGTATGGAAGATGATTATTACAGCAAGAAGTAAAAACACCGAGGCTAAATGAGGCTCACCAAAAGCGAAATCGTTAAAGAACTTGTAAGGTGCGGGAAAGATCCCCAGTACTTCATTGATAACTATTGCAAGATCTCACACCCGATGCATGGTCAAATTCCGTTTAAGACTTATGACTATCAAAAAGACATGCTCAAGAACTTTAACGATTATCGATTCAACGTAATCTTAAAAGCAAGGCAGTTAGGAATCTCAACGATCTCTGCTGCCTATGTTGCTTGGTTTATGTTGTTTCACCGAGAAAAAAATGTTCTTGTCATCGCAACGAAATTAAGCACAGCGACGAACCTCGTAAAGAAGGTCAAGATGATCTTCAAGAATCTTCCATCGTGGATGATGATTGCAAAAATCTCAACAGATAACAAGCAATCATTCGAGTTGACAAACGGCTCTCAAGTGAAAGCTGGAACCACTTCGGGTGATGCTGGTCGTTCAGAAGCTTTGTCACTTCTCATTATAGACGAAGCAGCGTTCGTTGACGGCCTCGAAGAGCTTTGGACGGGTCTTTATCCTACTTTGTCTACAGGGGGGCGTTGTATCGCTCTGAGCACCCCTAACGGCGTTGGAAACTGGTTTCATAAAACCTATGCCGAATCAGAGTCGGGAAACAATGATTTCTTTCCAACAAAGTTAAATTGGGATGTTCATCCTGACCGAGACCAAGCTTGGTTTGATAAAGAGACGAAAAACATGTCCAAGAGACAGATTGCGCAGGAACTTGAGTGTTCATTTAATGCATCTGGTGAAACCGTTATCAACCCTGAGGATTTACAAAGAATCCACTTGGACGTCTGCGATCCTCAATATAGAGTCGGTTATGACCGCAACTTTTGGATTTGGGAAAAATATGAAGAAGGCGTTCCCTATCTTCTATCGGCAGATGTCGCTCGTGGCGATGGCGCTGATTTTAGCTGCTTTCACATCTTAAGAGTTGACACAATGACTGTTGTGGCCGAGTATCAAGGAAAGCCTGATCTAGATATGTATTCAAAAATCCTCTACGATGCAGGAGTTGAATATGGAACATGTCTTCTTGTTGTTGAGAATGTCGGAGTTGGAATCGCTGTCTTGGAAAAGTTGAAGGATTTACAATACAAAAAACTTTACTACTCAATTAAGTCAACTCACGAATATGTTGAAGCCTATTTGGGCGAGAATGATGAACGAGCAGTGATGGGATTTACGACTTCTACTAAAACAAGACCTTTAATCGTAGCCAAAATGGAAGAGTACGTCAGAAACAAACTAATTACTATGCACTCCGCTAGAGTTTTTCATGAATTGAAGACTTTTATTTGGTACAATGGTAAACCTCAAGCAATGCGTTCTTACAATGATGATCTCGTAATGTCTTTAGCAATAGCATGCTGGGTTAGAGACACTGCTCTTGCAGAAAATGAACGAGATATGGCATATAAGAAAGCGATGCTTGGAGGTGTTTTCAAAAGCACCACAACCATGAACACGCAAATAAAAGGTCAAAATTTCTATAAAGAAACGTTCAAAGAAAAACATCAGGAGGAAATTGAAAAAGCAAAAAACTTTTTGTGGATATACAAAGGATAAAAAATGGCTCGCAACGAAAGAAACCCGAACAATAATCAAAATCAATTGTTCAAATCACTAACAAGAATCTTCTCGGGTCCCTTGACCTTACGACGAACACAATCAGGTAGACAGCTTAGGCGTCGACATTTGGACATTTACGCAAAGCGTTTCAAGTCTGCATCAGGGCAACAGTTTAAAAAGACTGAATATAACCCGATGAACATCATGACACTTAACATGATCTCAAACAGAAACCGAGCAGAGCGCTACATCGACTTTGATCAAATGGAATTCACTCCGGAGATCGCATCTTCTCTAGACATTTATGCTGATGAGATGACAACTCATTCTGCATTGACACCGATGCTTCATGTTAAGTGCACAAATGATGAAATCAAATACATCCTACACTCTCTTTATTTCAATATTATGAACATTGATCACAACCTCTTTGGTTGGGCAAGAACGATGTGCAAATATGGAGATCTCTTTATCTATCTTGACATTGACGAAGAAAAAGGAATTCAAAATTGTATTGGTCTTCCACCACAGGAAGTCGAAAGGCTTGAAGGTGAAGATCCAACAAATCCAAATTACATCCAGTTCCAGTGGAACAACGCATCACTAACTCTTGAAAACTGGCAGGTTGCTCACTTTCGTGTTCTTGGAAATGACAAACATGCTCCTTACGGAACTTCCGTTTTAGAGCCCTCTAGACGCATCTGGAGGCAACTTACCCTCCTAGAGGATGCAATGATGGCCTATCGCATTGTGCGTTCACCTGAGCGACGTGTGTTCAAGATTGACGTTGGCGGTATTGCTCCACAAGATGTCGAGCAATACATGCAGAAAGTGATGACGCAAATGAAACGACACCAAGTTGTCGATCCAGCAACAGGACGCGTAGACTTACGTTACAACCCTCTTTCAATTGAAGAAGACTACTTTATCCCCATTAGAGGCGGACAGTCCTCTACGGACATTGTCAACCTTCCTGGTGGGCAATTCACAGCACAGATTGAAGACGTTAAGTACCTCCGAGATAAATTGTTTTCGGCATTAAAAGTTCCGCAATCATATCTCTCTATGGGAGAAGGTGGGACCGAAGACAAGACAACCCTCGCACAGAAGGATATCCGATTCGCAAGAACAATTCAACGACTTCAAAGAGTTTTAATTTCTGAACTTGAAAAGGTTGGAATCATCCACCTTTATACACTTGGCTATCGTGATGACGATTTGTTAGGCTTTAAATTATCTCTCAACAATCCATCTAAGATCGCAGAGATGCAAGAATTAGAACATTGGAAAACCAAGTTCGACATCGCAGGAGCAGCAACAGAAGGCTACTTCTCTCGTCGATGGGTTTCTGAAAATCTGCTCGGCCTTTCTCAAGAAGAATATCTACGAATGCAAAGAGAAATGTTCTCTGATAAGAAATTCATGACAGCCCTAGAGGGCGCTGCTGAAGCTAACGCTGGTGGAGGTGACTCTGGTGCCGGTGGTGGAGATTTAGATCTTGGTGGTGACTCTGGAGGAGATTTAGATCTTGGCGGAGACGATAGTGGAAGCGATGAAGCCTCAGGTGCTGCTTCAGTCGAAGAACCAGATCTCATGGCAGAGCCACCGGGGAAACGTGATGATGATGCAAAACCTCGTGGCCCATACAAAAGACACAAGCTATCCTATAGAAAAGGTGGTATGAAAAAACAAATGAACAACACGGCCCTAGGAGAAATAGGCACAGCACGAAAGACCTTTCCCGGAAAAAGTGGCTTTGGCGGCCTAGACTCTCTTGCAAGAGGTGTTACAGAGGCTGTTGATTTAGAAGAGACTCGACTATTTAAATCTGAACTTCAAATTAAAACATTACTAGAATCACTAAGCAAGAAAGGAAACAAAGATGAAACATAATAAGAAAAGAAATACCGCTTTTCTTTACGAATGCCTCGTTCGCTCTTTGACAAAATCTGTCATTCGAGAGAGCACCCAAGATCAGCAAGTCGTAAAAGCAATCCTAAAAGAGTTCTTTGCAAAAGGAGCTATACTAGCGCAAGAGCTTGAGGTCTATCGATCTCTGCTCGAATCAAAAGAGCTACAGTCTGACTATTCTCGTAGGCTCTTAGTCGAAACAAAGAAAGACTTCGATATGATCAATCGTAAAGATGTCTTCAATAAGCAAACGGCATTGATCAATCGCATCAATAAGTCCTTAGGTTCTGATTCTTTTGGAATCTTTGTTCCAAACTATAAAGACTTGGCAACCGTTGGAATGTTTCTTCAGCAAGACAACCTATCTGCAAAAAAGAGAATTATGCTAGAAGACAACTGTGTAAGATATCTCAGTCGATCAGAAAAAGTTCTTACAGAAATGAAGCATCTAGATAATCTTGAGTTTAACATGTTTGTAAAGAGATTTAATAACACTTATGAGCACTCGCTTTTGACAGAGCAAAAAGAATTATTAACAAATTTTATCACATCATTTTCCGATAATGGATTAGGGCTTAAGTCTTATCTAAATTCGGAAATTGCACGTCTTAAAGAGTCCGTTAGCGCCGAGATCATAGAAAGCCGATCCCCGTCCATTGTGGAAAATTTTAAAAAAGTTAAGGCAAAGCTGGACAGTTATGCAAAACATCCTTTAAATGAGGCCGTAGTGGAAGAGGTTTTCTATATTCAAGATCTTTTAGCGGAGGTAAAAAGAAATGTCAGTTAAAGTTAAGATAGCAAGCGAAGAAGCCGCTGTAGAAGAAGAGACAAATAGCCCAGTTAAGATTAGAATCAAACAAATTGATCAGCCGGATGAGCCTTCAGAGCCGACAATTAAGATCGAGATTATAGATAAGGAGCGTATAGAATTTGAACTTCAAGCAAAATCTGCTGTCAATGGCGATCTTATGATCTTTGCACACAGAGATATAGATATTGTTCTAAATCAGAATGGTCGCAAAGTTACGGCATTTGCAAAAGAAATGAATTCGGACTTTGTCTATGGTGCCGAGTCTCGTTTGTTTGAGTTCCTTCGTAAAAAGGGAGTTCTAGAGTTTGACTCCATTCAGGGTGGTAGCATCTATGGTTCAATGGAGGGAAAACTGATGGATGCAAAAGAGCATGATGTTAACAAAATAACCCTATTGGCAATTCACGAATGGATGAAAGACGAAGAGCCATACATCAAAAGACTCAAGGGTCATGATGAAGACGTGAAAGACCATATGGTCGAACCCGATGGAGAGTATTCAACAGAGCTTGGAGAAGTCCCCCACGAAGACCAAAAAGGATCCATCCGACAGCGTAACTTATTTGCACCCTACCTCTATGGTAGATACACATACTAATGAAACACTGGAAACCTTTATTCATTGAGAACAGAGAGAGGTTCACTTGGAGACATTACACTTTATCCTAACTGCTTATGGCATGACTTTCATGATTGTTTATGGGAAAATCTTCGAAGACATTCGGCCCAAGAAGGACTACACAAAGAAGTGGAACACCCTGTGGAACTGCCCTTTGTGCATTGGTTTTCACGTAGGTTGGGTTTTAATGCTTCTTTCACCGTTTACTGAACTATTTAGTTTCGAGTATTCTTTCGGGAACGCTTTTGTTCTTGGTTGTATTTCAGCCGGAACATCTTATTTAATTTCGGTCTTAGTCGATGATTTTGGACTAAGGCTATCGTCGAGATCAGGAGGTGATTATGTCGATGATTAGTACGCGCTGGATGTTACAACCAGTTCGTCGCTGCTGCTCAGGTTCGTAGCGCAGGCGGGTAACGCCCGCTAAGGGTGGAGCTTAGCTCTGCCCACCTTTTTTATTAATGGAGAAAAGAATGTCTAAACAATTACTAAGAGAGTTCCATGCCCTTTGTCCGGATGGAAGATGTCTCGATCTCTTAACCGAAAGAGAAAAGAAAGAAGTCGTACAAGATGGAGCAGTCTATTTGACTGGTCGCATTCAAACGGCGGACAAAAAGAATGGCAACGGTCGTAAGTATCCACACAAAGTTCTCAAGAGAGAGATGGATAACTACATGGCAATCGTTAAAGACAACAGGGCGTGTGGTGAATTAGATCACCCTGACGACTCCGTAATTAACCTTAAAAACGTTTCTCACATGGTCACCGACTGTTGGTGGGAAGGCAAGGACGTAATGGGCAAGATTAAGGTCCTAGACACTCCTAGCGGTAGAATCCTAAAGGATCTCATCAATGCTGGTGTAAAACTTGGGATTTCATCTCGAGGACTCGGGTCTGTTCGTGAATCGATGGGAGCAACGGTTGTTGAAGAAGACTTCCAACTAATTTGTTTTGACATTGTATCCGAACCATCAACCCCAGAAGCCTATGTTTATCCTGGTGAAGGCTCTAATAAGCCATCAAGATTCTCCACAAAGTTGCGAGAACAAAAAGAAAATAATATTGACAATCTATTTAAGAAGATCCTTGGAGACTAAATGAATAAAGCCGAACTTAAAAAGACACTTAAGCCACTCATAAAAGAGTGCATTAAGGAAGTCATCTTTGAAGAAGGTATTCTCTCTGGGATCATCTCAGAGGTTATGAAGGGAACCGGCACGCAACGCATTGTCGAAACCCAAACACAACCAACTTATCAAAAACCACAAATTGATCATGAAGCAAAGCAAAGAAAGTTGAAAGAGCAACGCCGTAGAGTGCTTGACTCGATTGGCAAAGACTCCTATAACGGCGTTGACTTGTTCGAAGGAACAACTCCAATGTCCAGTAGGGACAGTGGAAGATCATCGGGCTCACCTCAAGGAGCGAAAGCTCTCGATGGAGTAGCTCCCAATGATCCCGGTGTTGACTTGTCCGCTTTTGGTTCGGCTTCGAACTTGTGGTCTAAACTATCAAAGGGAAAATAATGGCTACCAATTATACAATGAAGCCTCGTAAAAACGAGGACATGGAAAAATTTATCAAGCGCTTTACAAAGAAATGTAAAAAACTTGGCATCATTCAAGAGATGAGAGATAGAAAGGCTTTCGTATCTCCATCGGAAAAGAAACGTCTAGCTCGTAAAAAATGGCGGGCCAATCTCAAGAAGAAGAAGCAATAACTATTTAGTCCTAAAGAGAGGGAAAAATTATGAGTTCAAATATCTATAGCGTAGGGCTAAATCACGTTGGTGCATATCAAGTAAGTGGAGTGCCGTTTATTACTGGCTCTACAGATACTTTGACCAACACTAATGATGACTTAAGGTTTCAGTTTCCAAATGTAACCAAAAGCATTACATTCAAAAACAACCACAACTCTCAAGCAGTAAACGTACACTTCGCTCCATGGCTTGCTGGAGATTATGATTATACGTATGGTGCATCAACGAACAATAACTACATCGAAGTAGATGGTGGTCATGACGTAACTCTTCAGGTCAAGTGTAGAGAAGTCTTCATCTCATCAACCACAAATAGTCAAACTTTAGATTTTGAAATAATAGCAGAGCTAACAAACATCCCAGCAGCCAGAATGTTCAGTCTGGATGGTGTTGAGGGAGTGGCACAATAATGACTTTCAAATATAATGTCGGGCTGCAAAATGTTGGCTCATATCAAGTCTCTGGGAGGCCATGGTGTAAGCACTTTGCGACGACTGCTGGGAGTGTAGAATATGTTTCTTTTCCAAATGTGACTGAATCCCTTTGGGCGCACTTCGACGATCATTCCAGCGGACATGAAATTCAACTTTGCTTTGCCGAGCCTAAAACCGGCATGGACATGCCCAACGACCAAGAATATTTTGAAACTACAAACTTGACCGGCAAAAATCTAACAGAATGGACTGTTGGATTTTGGGTGAAAGGTGTTTCTCTAGGCGGCCGCCTAATCGAGTTTACAGATAAAACTTCGATAGTTGTTGCAACCCCAACTTCTCTGAGACTGGCTGTTGAAAACGGCGTGAAAGGAGTAGGAACGATATCCAACTCTGACGATTGGAACTTTGTTACCTTAAGCGTTGGAGCATCTAATACTTCTTTGTATTGGAATGGGCAAGATATTCTTAATGTTTCCGTCGCAAAAAGTGCTCCCGCTGGTGAGCTCTTTATAGGTACCTATAGGCCTACTGTTAACTTTGACGGCTTTTATGACGACATGTCCCTATTCGCAGTTGCACTCAATGATGATGAAGTTTACGAAATGTATCAAAAATCAAACAGACTTTCATCTTTGCAAACTCACTCTAGAGCAGATGATCTTGTCTCATTTTGGGACTTTGAAAGTAACTTATATAAAAACTATGTAAGCAATCCTGATGATGGGCGAAACGTATACGACAGAATATCCGATCACGACCTATCTTGGAATGCTGGTGGAAGCGCGGCGCCTGCCGACGCAACATACGCATTGGGATCGGTTTCTGGAAGAGCACTTAGAAATCATAGTATATCCTTAACAGGTCATGCGGAGATACACTTACCTTTCAAAACCACAGGAATAATTTATTCATCTTCCAATATTGATGAATTCTCCCTCTTTGCTTCTCTTACAAGCATTCCTACATCTCGCATGTATGAATTAGCCGGACCGGGAATCGATGAGTAATGGCAAAGGAATTTGGATGGGCATATGTTGCTGGTCGGCAAGGATCTGGTCCAAAGGGTTCGATTCAATTAGCCGGTGAAGGTGTTGAGCTTGATCATGATACTAATCTCATTTGGTCTGATGATCTAAATTCTCTCTTGGTATCCGGTAATATTGTCGCTCATAACTTTGAAATCCAAAACCAAACAAAAACAGTTTTCAATTTCGAAGTATCGGGGTCATCAATATTTGGCGACACCGAAGACGATATCCATCAGTTCACCGGTTCTCTAGACGTTACCGGCAATGTCTCCGCTCTTAACTTTTATGGTTGGGGTGGAGATCTTGATGGCGTTCCGATCAACTACTATACAAACCATGGCGACAATAGACTCGTAACATCAGTCAGCGGGGACACAGTCAACGCAGAAGAGAACCTCACGTTTGATGGTGCACTCTTAGACGTCATCGGAGACATACAGGCACTAGAGATAGATGCGAGCCAATTCAGTGGCTCAATTGCCTTGTTCGGCTCAACAGATATCGGAGATGCACAAGTAGATCAGCTCACAGATGGAACTCTGACTCTTGAAGCTGGTGTCATTGCAAACGCATCTCACATTCAATCAACGACGCTTGAAGGACTGCTAACCTCGCCATCTCAAACAAACATTACGGAAGTCGGAACCCTTACGAGTCTCAATGTTGCAAACGATGCAACAATAAATGGAACTCTCTATGTTAAAAGCGCTGAGAACAAAGTCGGAGTAAACGTCTCCGACCCTCAAGCAACATCTGAGATTCTATCAACATCTACTCAACTAAGACTAACAAGTCAGAGAGGAGTGTTCGGCGTTCAAGATCTCGAATACACGGACTTGCACACAAACACAGATGGTGACTTTACCATAAGCCCATCCAATGGCAAGACAAGCGTTACGGGAGATCTTAGTGTTTCTGGTGACCTTGTTGTTACAGGGTCGTTCACCGCTCGAACGACAGATTTTAGCGTTTCAGCAGACACCCTAACTCTTGGAGATGAACCAACGGACACGATTATTGTAAACGCCGATACAATGTCTGCACCAAACGGTCTTGCAATTGACAATGGGTTATTCATCAACAATGGACTCATTGGAGTTGGAGACTACTCTGATGGTGCAAAGTTTGAAATCGAAGCAACATCAAATCAATTTAAAGTTGGAACCACAACCGAAAAGCTATCCATAAGCGTTGAGAATGGCTCCACAACTCTTTCAACAAACACGTCGACCTTGGACATAGCCAACAACACAAACGTGCTTGGAGAGCTCATCGTCGGCTCGAATAATGACATTATTTTAGACAACGTTGGACAAATTTCATCATCCGTTTCTGTTTCATCCACAACAGGTTATTTCACAAACATTACATCAAGCGTGATTACGAATGGTAGCACCACGATTAATAATGACAACATTGCAACAGCAACACTTGACGCAACAACAGTGAATTCTACAATTCTTGGAGGTACACTTACCACCGCAGCACAGCCGAATGTAACAAGTTTAGGCACGCTAACTTCACTTAATGTTGCAAATGCAGCAAATGTCGGAGGACCTCTGGCTATTAACAAACCAACTGCTGATAGAATGGTTGAAATAAAAGACTCCGAAAATCCACAGCTTAGATTAACGAACTCAGAAGCTGTCTTTGGAATAAGTCAGCATCAGTATGTAGATCTCAAATCCACCACATCTGGTGATCTC